CGCCGTTCCTTGTGGTCGCCGCCTGAAGTGAGGTCCCGTTGCCGCTGCTCAAAGGCCCGCGCCCGCGTCTCGGTGAAGTCGGACGACATCGCGGAGCCCGTGGCCTTGAGGTAGTCCCGGTGCCGCTTGCGCGTGTTGATGGGCGTGCCATCCGTCGCGCGGGCGTTGCCGTAGATGAGCTCCTCCGTGCCGTAGAGCGCGCGCCCCTCGCCCTCGCGGTACTCGGCGCCGACCTCGACCATCTCCTTGCGCTCGTCGTCCCAGATGTAGCGGCGGCGACTCACAGCGCACCTCGCGGGTCGACCGGGAGCGTCAACTTCATCGCCTCCTTGGCGCGCGCTTCGCGGAGATTCCATTCCGTTTGCGCCTTCTGCTTGCCTTCCTCGGCCATCACCTCGGCCTGGAGACGCTGGACGTCGAGTTGCGAATCCATCTGCGCCTTCTGCATGTCGACCTGTCCCTTCAACTGGATTTGCGCCAGCTTCGGATCGGGCTGCTGCTGCGACTGCGCGGGCGGCGCGTTCTGGGCGGCGACGATGGCTTGGTCGAGCACGCCCTCAATCTGCGAGGCCCCGCGCAGGCCCGACACGCTCCACTGGAGCATCTGAAGCAGGTAGGGCAGGGAGCCCGGCATCTGCTGCGCGAGCGGGGCGGCAGCCTGGAGGAACGACGACAGGCTAACGATGACCTCCGCCCGCTCTTGCTTCAGCGCGGCGAAGTCGGTCAGCGACACCGCTTCAGGCTTGACCTGGATGCGGTACTGCGCCGACTCGCTCTTGAGGAGCGCGACAGCCTGTTGGGCGAGGAGGGCATCCGGTCCGCTCGCCATGTTGCTCCGCGCCACAATCGTCTCTGGGTCGAAGTGCTTGGCGATGATTTCCGCCTTGAGCGCCTGCGCGTCCGAGGCGAACCGCGCGAACTCGTCCTGCGCGGACTGCATCCGAACGGAGCCGAACTTGGCCTTGATGGCTTGCTCTGTCGCCGTCGATGTGCTGGCGGCCTGCCCGCGCATGATGTCGCTCATGCCGGTAATCTGAAACAGGCTGTCCACCAGCTCGCGCCGGTAGTCGCGCAGCACGCCGAGGGCGCTCACAATCTGCTCAAGCGGCATCCAGGCGATCTGCCCGTTGACGCCGCCCTTCTCTGCGAACGCCGCCCAATTCTCCACCGGGTAGAGCTTGTTGGAGTTGGGTGAGTCCGTGAGGAGCCGCTGCACCTCGGGGCTTCCCTTGTCGTAGACGCCAGCGACGCGGATGGCGCGCTCCAGCAGCGTGATGCGCGTCGAGACGGAGTCAATCTCCGTGTAGATGTCCTGGGCCAGCGCGTAGTCGGGGCGCGGCATGAAGGCGGATGTCGTGATGTTCGCCATCATCGGGCGCGGGAAGGGCCAGAAGCCCTTGAGGCCGAGCGGATCCGCCCGCTGGTCGAGCACCGCGCCGTAGCCCTCGACGAACCAAAAGACGCGGCGGTGCTCCTTGCTCCACACCTCCCAGACGTCAGCGCGCCCTCGCGGGTCATTCACCTCACCGTCCTGCTCGCTCTTCTTGGTGTTGAGCGGTACGGCGCGCCCCACCTCCTGTCCGAAGCGAGCAAGGAGCGCGGCGCGCGGCATCTTCGCGCGGAAGGCAAACCAGCGCGCCTCATGGAACACGCGGCACGGACTCCACAGCACATCTCGCCAGTGGACGTAATCGCTCTCCACCTGCTCCGACGTCTTGCGCTCCACGCATGGGACAGCAGGCGCAAGCTCCACGCCGTCCGGCCCCACCTGGGCAAGCACCTCCGGCACCATCTCGAACTCCGCGACGTAGCGCAGGCGCAGGAAGCCGAGGCCGGGCAGCGTCCGGTCGTCGAGCGCACACTGGAGCGCCGTCGCAAACCCGTCCGACTCGCCTTCGATGTCGGTGTTCAGCAGGCGCTCAAGCATCTCGCCCGCGACGCGCGCCACGTCATCACCGGAGTCGGCGTGCCGGCGGTCGACAGACACCTTTGGCGTCTGGCCGAACAGCATCGCGCGCTGGGTGGTGATGTTGGCCCAGAAGTAGTTGAAGCGCGTATCCGCACTGGTGCTGGTGTCGCGCTCGTCGAGGAAGCGCTCGACCACCTTGCCGCCGCTCTTGTGCCACTTCTCGACCGCCTTCTTGGCCGCGTTGAATTCCAGCGTCCAGCGGCGCGCCCAGTCCCCAGGCGTGTCTTTGAAATCTTCCGGCTCGCTCATACCCGCTCCCTCGGCGTCTCGACGCCTTCCCAGAGTTCATCCAGCGTTGGCGCCTTCTTGAGTTTTTCGATGGCCGCGAGCGCGGCGACACGTCGGCGCTCTGCTGGATCCTCGCGGCGCATCCGAAACTCAGCGGCCTGCGCAGCGGTGGCGACGTAGCGAAAGCCGTCGGCGGTGTGGCTTGTCCAGTCGTGGAGCGGCGTCTTCTTGAAGACCTTGCGGTCTTCGTCCCACTCGTATTTGTACGCGCGCAGCCGCTTCAGCCCGTCGGCGCACCGCTCATGGATTCGGATGGGCTGCTCCAGCATCCAGCGCGCGGCGCCGATGCCGTCGAGCAGCGACAGTTCCGGCCCGATCTCGACCTGCCCAGGGAACTCCTTGCGGAACAGTTCCAGCGTCGACACGCCCGTCTGGAACGTGCGGGCGCGGGCGTCGTGCGGGAGGAGAATCTTCTCGTAGTGGTAGGGCTTGGAGCGAAGCACCTCGAAGTAGTGCGCGGCGCCCTGTCCGGTCGCCTCGTACCAGTCGATGACGTCGGGAACGCCATGCACACCGATGCGCCACCACCAGATGGCCGTGGCGTCGGACACGCCCAGGTCGAAGCTGGCGAAGACGCCGTCGCTCGGGTGCGCGAAGTCCGAAACACCGCCGCGCTGCTCCAGCGCGTCGATGAGCGCCCCGTAGACGCTTCCCTTGTCGGCGCGCGGGTACTCGCCGCGCAGGTATTCGGCAATCCACTCGGCGTCTTTGCCGGACCGAAGGCGCTCGTAGTAGCCCGGCGGCAGGTTCTCCAGGTTCTCCGCGTCGGCCCCGAGCCCCGACGGCTGCTCGAAGAGGGCGAAGTCCGCCGGCCTCTGCTTGCTGAACAGCTCATAGCCCCAATGGCCGGTGTGCCAGGGGTTGCTGTCCATCCAGATTCCGAACCATGTCGCACCGCCCTGCGCCTTCGATGGGTAGCGACCGACGCGGCCCTGTAGGCCGTCGACAACCTCCTTCGGAATCTCGCGCGCCTCGTTGATGTAGGCGCCGGTCAACTCCAGCGACAGCACCTTGCGGACGTCCTGCGGCCTGTCGAGCGCGCGAAACAGGACCTCGCAGTGCAGGCGCGTCCCGTCGGAGAGCGGCCCCTCCAGCGTGAACGTGAAGTCCTGCTCATTCCAGGTGCCGCGCTCTGGCGGAATCCACTGCTCAAACGTCCGGCGCGTGGTGTCCTGAAGCTGCGGGCGGGTGTTGCGGATGACAGCAAAGCGGGTGCGCCGAATCCCGTCCGACCCCGGCGCCTGCTGCGCTGCTCGCCTCGGAATCTCGACGATGCAGGCCGACGACTTGCCGGAGCCGATGGGGCCGATGCAGGCGCGGACGAAGGCGTCCGACCGCATGAAGCGCCGCATGGTCGCGGGCGGCGTGTAGGTGATGGTCGTCACTTCTGCGGATCGCCCAGGTTGATGACGAACGACAACGGGGCGCCACCGGCCCCGGAGTGCTCCATCTTCTGCGCGACCGGCCCGCAGATTTCGGAGCGAACGTATGTCGCGGCCTTGAGGCGCGGCCCCGCCTGCTGCCAGTAGACCTGTCCATCCATGACGTCGACGATGACGTCGAGCGCCCGGTCCGCGAGTGCGACATGCGACTCCGGCGCATCTTTGGGGACGCGCAGGCCGGCGGCGCGGATCGCCGCTCGCTCACCACGACCGAGAACATGCGGTGAGCCAGTGCCGACAGGGCGACCTGCGCCCTCGCGCTTCCCACCGTGGCCTCTGGTTCCGCTCTGGGGTTTCGGAGCCATGCCCTACCCTGGAAATATTCAAGTGCCGACCTCTGGGTGGCCGGTAGGGCAAGACTCATCGCGTGCGTGGACATTGTGGGCGACGCTTCCGCAGAGCGAACCGAAGCGCCGCCATGGCGAGCCGCTTGCGCCTCCGCTCGAATTCCGCGTCGGCCTCCTCCGACGTGTCCGCGTCGGCCAAATCTCGACCGGCCCGCTCAAGCGTTTCGCGCGGGTCGTACTGCCGGATTGGAGCAAGCAGAGACCGCCCGCGCTGCTGGCGCTTGCGGTGTGTCCAGCACATGCCGCCGTTCCGCGCCTCGCGTTCGCAATCCTCGACGGAGCAATTCATCGCCCCTCCTTGTTGCCGTGCTTCGGGCAGTCGTCGTCCCCACAGGTCCACTCCTGGAGGGCGCAGTCCATTTCGTCCTCAAACGGAGGGACGGACGGGTGGTCGAGCCGCGCCCAGTAGTCGCCGCCGGACGCCTCGGCTCGCGCCAAGTCTGCGTCCCACTTCGCCGCATTGGCGGACGGCGGCAGATTGGTCGACCACATGCCCCAGAACTTGTGTCGGAGCCAATCGCTGCGCTCCTCATCCCCCTTGCGCATCGCCGGAGTCGTGTAGTCCGGCTCTCCCCCCATGCGCGCCCGGTCCGCCGCCAGTAGCTCCCGCGGGATGCCGCGCGGTCGTTCCGGCGGGGCGCGCACCCGGAACTCCTCCGGCACGTCTTCCTGCTTCCGCGCCCTTCGCCCGGCGGAGCCATGTGCGCAGGTGACGTGCTGGTCTGTCGGACCGTCGGACCAGTGGACGTAAATCTCCCGGCAGAACGGGCACCGTCGCGTGCTGCGCGCCCGGTTTCGCGGGTCGGCTCGCGGCGGCAGGTAGCGCGCGATTTCG